TTTTATCTCCTAAGTCAAATAAAGTTTTGACACTAGAAGCAAATTTTTTTTGCTATGTTTCTCCTCGGAGAACTTTTTCTCGGTATTCCCTAAACTCTTTCTTTCCCTGAATGCTCTTGAGATATTCAGTTCCCTCCGGCCTTGCAGACTTACCGATCTCTGTCGGTGATCTAGGCTTTTGAGAATTATTGACCATCCTTTGAGTATCAGATACTGATTGCTTTGCTATTGGCTTTTCTTCCACTAGATGCAAATAATCATTAACTATCTCATTTGCACGAGCATAACGATTCTGAGCTGAGTCTACCGATTGTGCTAACCAAGGTTTTTTTTCTAGTATCGGTTTCAAATATTTATTAATTTTAAGAACAGCTTCAGGATTCATATCTTGATATAGCGTCTCTAGGATATCGCGCTTAGTATGAGCCGTATTTTCCGCAAGATCCTTACGTTCCACAATTGCTCGTGGATCTTCATCTTCTTGCTCTGCCTCACCCTTTGCGTTCATCTTATTCAAATACTCTTGGTAAGCTTGTTGTGCAGCTTCAGCCTTTATAGCTCGTGTCTCAGCCTCTTGGAGCTTTTTCCTAGTAGCTAACATCGCAGAAAGAGGAACCATCTTTTGGTTCTCTTGTGTATCTTCCTGAGCATTGCCATCTAGTTGCTCGGAGACAGCAACTTCTTGGTCAAGTTCTTCATTTATTTCATCTGTCATATTCAACTCCCGTATATACGCCCGATCTTCGGCGACAAGTTACGCCCTTTAGTTGGCGACACTTAATTTTTTACCAATACTTGGGATTGCCAATTTGTTATGTGGATGCATTACCCACACCAGACTTTGGGTTCCCTTAACATTATCAATCTCATAGAGATATGATTCTTTTCTGACTTCCGGCTGTTCATAATAAGCTTTTAAGAAAGGCTTAATTGTTGTTCTTCCGTTCTTGCGCTTACACATTGCCATTCCCAGAATCCAGTACTTTTCTTTATCAGAATTTTTCTCCATGATCTCTTTCATAAGCTCATTATGACGATTTGACAATCGCTCTCTTGCTCCTATATGAATTTGACCAATGGTTTCCTGTTTTAGCATGCTTGGCCTCGAAGATTTTCTTTCTTCAATTGCTCATCTTTGCTACGCATAGCTTTTAAACGGTCAGCATTACCATAACCTGGGCCAATCTCTGAACCTTTCTCAGGAACAGACAATGGATTACGTTTTGTTGAGTATTCACCAAAAGCTTTGCGACCAGCGCTTCCTTGTGGTGGTTTGTATCCAGGGGATTCTTGTCCACCATAGGTACTCATATTCGGCATCATCTTTTCTGAAGATGCTACACCTTTCATTTTAGCCATCTTTGACTCCTTGTTTTAAACTCTTTGGGCATCTTGTTTTAGTTCTTCATCTATTTGTTTTTTATGTTCCTTGCTCATATCAGAAGCTAATTTCATAACGTCTATCAGTCTTTTTCTATCTAGATCTTGAATCTCTTTTACTGTTTTAGCGTTATCTAAAAGTGCTTTAGCATGATTTTGCTCTTGTTCAGAGATCCTTTCTTTTGCTAAGCCGATATCTGCAAGGACTCTTGCTCTTCTTTCTTCCGCAAGCGAGTTATTAGAATTGATTTGTGACATTTCGATTTCTTTCTGAATTTCTTCTTGTTCAACAACTCTTTGTCGTTCTTGTTCAGCTTGTTCGGCACGTTGTTGCATTTTCTCAAGAAGTTGAGTTTTACCTTGTAGAGGAGCTGCTTCAAGAACATCTTCCCACGGAATTGGTGCACCTAAAGCAATCAGTTGCAATAGCTGGTAGTAATATGCTTCACGTTGCGTAGCTGTTTTAACTGCTTGTTTAATAACGCAATCGTATTCACCAAACTGGCCTGAGAAGAATTCTTCACTAGGTTCTTTTTTAGTAATTCTATGGATCTTTCCATGTTGATAATTCTTCTGGATACATTCCAAAACGAGCATTCCGACAAGTTTTTTAGTCTGTTCCAAATTGTCGAAGATGCCACGATTACCCTTAAGTCCGTTTGAAGACCTGACCTCAGCGAGTTTTCCTGATACCTGAGAGTCACCTGTCGAGGAAAGCCCGAGCAATTCATCACTAGCTCCAGGAATCTCCATGATGTTTTTGTCAATGATATCTTGGTACTGTAAGTAACCTGGTGGTATGTTAGGTGGCGAGATTTCCCGGACATCTGCATTGACATCATAACCTTCGTTAACAACGATTTGACGACCTTGACCAGCTTGCATAAGCATTGTGGGATCGAGTACAGCACCATTTTTTGTTATCCAACCTGTATTAATTATCGATTCCATGAGGTCTATTATCTGGCTATGGCGCCTGTTATATTGTCGTTGGGCATCCCTAATAGATCGCACAAGTCCTTGAATCTTAAGCTCATACGTATCAATTAATGGTTCATGATAAAGCAATACAGGCATGAATGGAAAATTGTCTAGGCCTGTAGGATCTGGGCCAGAATAGAGAAGCTTTCCACCGACGATAATATTGAGTTCTACGCTGCGTTTATGTGAATTGATCAATTGAATATTTGGCGTATAAACAAGATTCTTCTTAAGTGCTTTTTCTTCAGCTCTTGTTCCTTCCCATTCCTCAGAAACACCTGTATCTAAATCGACTAAGTACTTCTGAACTTTATTAAATCTTTTCCAATATTGGTCATATGTCACTAAATTCTTAGCGATGTAAGTTGAATTATATTGCCTATAGATACCTAGATATTGATATTTGTTATCTCTAATACCTGTTGGAATAGCATCTATTTCTTCTGGATCTATCCAAGGTAAGATTGCTTTAACTTGTTCTTTGCTTAAAAGGTCTCTGGTAGATGCCTGGTCGCAATCGCTGAGATCTCTTTTTGTAAAGTAGGGATCAAGCATAAGCGCATTAAAGGGCTTCCAATAGAACTTGATATCACCATTGACTTTGTCTTTAGAATAATCCATGTAGATTCCGACAATAGCCAATCCAGTCTTGAGAGCATGCTCAAAGGCTTCGGAGAAGATGTAGTCAGCGTTGCCTTTATCATAGACGTAGTACATGACATCAGAAAAGAGATCCGCCGTAATCTCATCAGATCCTTCCACTGGGGCAGTGACTGTTTGTGTACGATTCTCGCGTTCGTACCCGGAATAGAGATTGACAACCCTTCGTATTTTGTTGAGCTCCAATACCATTCGATTCTGTCTTTCAAGTTTGGTTCTCTCCAGGTTTGTCCAGTTATCGCCCGCATATGCGCGCAAATCTCTGTAAGCTTGAGCATAATAGACACCCCAAGTTCGATATGCATCGTAAAAGAATTGTTGCCATTGGAAGACTTTGTTGTTATGATCTAGAGTATAATTACTGCTTCCATCAACTTGTGCTGCGTACATAGTTGCCTATAGTAAATTATTTACTTGTCATTTCTTCCAAAATTTTTTTGGCTTTCGAATGAAATATGAAGTTCCATTGTAACCTTAATTGTTTCATCCGTTTTATTCATAAATGTCTGAGTTCCAAATGTTAACGGATCATCAGGATCTACATGAACATAATTGTAATTCCCCATAACATTCTCTTTCATCTTATCTAATTCAAACCCTAGAACTTCCATTAACCATTTCTTATCTACATCTATAATCATATCCATTCCTTTCTCATTCTATTCCATTGTTCTGCTGACATTCCTGATCCACCTACCAATCTCTGGATAGCTTCTGCCCCATATATGAGTGCTTTGGAACCATGAGAGGCCCAATCATGATAACTTCTTTCTCTGTAACAACCGAGTTTTTCATTCCATTCTTTTCTAAAGTTCTCAATACACTTGATTCCTTTTTCGCATTTGGAATAGTCAAAGAAGCATCTTGGTAAGGTATTGCGAAGACATTCGATGCCAAATATTTCATTCGCTTGCCGTGGAACGATGTCAATTTTGAGGCCTTGATCCCTTGCAATGTCGGCAAACGATTTTCCTGAACCTTTTTCTCTTGCAACGGCATCATGCGGTAGAAAATGCTTTTCATATATATAAGGCTTTGCTTTAAGCCATTTAACATAATGTGCAAGGGCTTCATCACTATTTTCGTAGTAATCGATGAGATGTATTTCCTTCCCGATAAGCTGAAACACCCATATCGCACAAGAATCGCCAATTCCAATATCCCAGCATGTGTAAGTCTTCGCGTTGTCGTCATAAGGGAGATAGCAAATTCTTTTATCGTGTCTAGCTTGGCTAATTTGTTTTGCAAAGTAAAAACCCTCATTTGCAGATTCAAAAGCTTCCTCCGGAGTGCTAGGAAACTCCCTTTTCATATATTCACCCATCGTCAATGACTTCTTTTGATACCAAGCTTTCTGTTCGTGCTTGAGTATTATGTTCTTATCTTCTAGCTCTAAAAAATACTTCTCTAGATCTTTTGTTATCTCTACATTCTCCTGATCAATTACGTAGTCAGGATGCCTCCACCAAGGGAAGAACCAAAGCTTCCAATCTAGTTTTCCTGGTTCTTTATGAGCATCTTGTAATGCCTGAGCTTCTTTACATAAGTTAAAGAAGTGTCCCTCCCTTCCCCTAGCCGTGGATTCAATGCATACGAACTGACCGGCCTGGACTGCATTAAGAGCACCTGAGACAATTTCGTTAGCTTTAGAAGGGTTTTCCTGACAGATTTTTGCAAATTCCGTGATATGCAAGAGTTGTAGAGTTCCACCACGCAAACTTGTCGCAACCCTAAATACTGAACCATTCGCAAAACGCATTTCGTGCACGTTGTCTCGGTAAGCTGGGCACATGTCTCGCACGAATTGAGGGAGATTGTCATAAGCAAATTTAACCTTATCTATGAAGATTTCTTTGGCAATCGGTTTACTGTCGGCAACAATTGCACAATTGACGTTATGATTAAATAAGCACGTATCGAGAAAAAGTATCGCATGATAAGTGGTAATTCCTAATTGCCGTGCCTTCAATATAATATTAAGATAATGTGGCGTCTTAAGTTCTTCTTGAGCCCAATTTGGCTCAAAATCAACTATCATTCCCTGTTTATCTTTTATCTTATAAAGATTACGAAGGCGCCACTCCTTATCTCCAAGAAGCTTAAGTACTTCATTCTGTTCAGTAATCATGGAACCTCATAACGTCTAGAAGTTCATAATAATACTTTTTTTAATTAAATAAAATACTTTATACATTATTTTCTTGCATTAGAAGAATGAGTTTGCTATTTTTCCTAGCAAAAGAGGTGAAACATGGAAATAAAAGTCGAAAGAAAGTATGAAGATAATGATAATTTAATATTCACTATTTCAGCTTGCAAACCAAGTTTCACATGTTTTTTCGAGGAAGATAAGAAAATGATGCAAATTTTGGATAAATGTAAAGATGAGGTTTGTTCGATAAATCCTGATTTGAATAATACTCAAACTGCTATAATCAATTCTATACATGATGCTAAGGAAAAAGTATTTCTTCGAGTTTTGAAAAATCTAAAATCTTCTATTAAATACGACTTAGAACCTAAGTTTGAGCGTATTTGTCAGGAAATTTATAATTGGATTCAGGATAACCAGAAAGACTTTGTTAAGCAATGGATGATCGAGTTTGATCCACAACGGACGACTTATTATTTTGATAATGATCCACAATTGAAAAATCAAATTAAGAATATTCCAGATGATAAATTCGATGACGAGGACGATGATGATTCAGAGTTGGAAGATGATTGAAAGACTATATTTTTACTTCATGATTATTCTTTGCCTTATAGGATATCAATACGAAATAAGATCATGTTTCAATATAGCGATAGGTATTTGCTTCGCCATGATCATATGGGAAATTAATATTATAATTAAAGTTGCAAAGGAAATACGTGAGCGTGAAAAACAATTGAAAGAATTGGATGAACGAATGAACAAAATATTAGAGGGAAATAAATATCCTTTTCAGACGGAGAATCCCGATGCAAGTGAGTGAAGAAATATTACATGAAGAAACCAAAAAATCTATGGAATTTGGCTATCAAATCATGCAATTGGTTAAAAATAGTCCATTAGAATATAGCACTATCATCGCGAGCTTACATGGAACTATGATAAGTATGATGATCAATGTTGATGCTGATCCCAAGATATTAGAAGGTCTTTACGAGCAAAGCCTAAAACAATATAAAGAAATTTACGAACAGAAACGAAAAAATGAAAATTGACTGTGTTAGTGACTTACATGGTTATTATCCTAAGTTAGAAGGTGGTGACCTTTTGATTGTTGCTGGGGATTTGACCGCTAGAAATACAATAGAAGAATTTGAAGACTTTAATTATTGGTTAGTGCATCAAGATTACCCTAAAAAAATAATAATAGCTGGTAACCATGATGGGATTCTTGAAAAAGCACGTCCTAGTAAACGTTATTTTTCCGTTGGTATATATCTCAAAGATGATTTAGAAGAATATGAAGGACTAAAAATCTGGGGTTCACCTTGGACACCGACATTTTATGATTGGTATTTCATGAAAGAAAGGGGTGAAGAAATTAAAGCGATGTGGGACTTAATCCCAGATGACATTGATATCTTAGTCACTCATGGCCCTCCATACGGAATATTAGATAAAACACAAATATCAAGCCGAAAAGATAATCATGGTCATGCCGGATGTATGGATCTTATGAATACAATTCCCAGATTAAAGAATTTAAAACTTCATGTTTTCGGACATATTCATGAAGGATATGGGCAAGTCGTTATTAATGATACTAGATTTGTGAATGCCTCTATCATGAATGAAGATTACGAACCTGTGAATGAACCTATAAGAATCATATTGTAAAATAACAAAAAAAGGAAAATATTATGTCTTCAGCTCCTCCTGTAGGTGTTCCAATTAGTGAATTTTTTAGATATGTTTCGAATTTAGAAACCAAATGGGATTCTAAATTTCAGGCGCAAGAAGAACGTGTTAATCAGCAAATGAAAGACATGCGCGATGAAAATGAGAAACAAAGAATCATACGAGAATTCGAAGCTATTAAACTTGTTAATGATAATGTTAATAATGCTAATGGAAAAATCGGGCTTGCTTCCGGAGGTGTTGGATTGATTGGTGCTTGTATTGCCCCTATTCCTGTGATTGGCCTAGTTGGCGTTGGGATAGTGATAGCTAGCAGTATCAATGGTATTGCTCATGTTGCTATTAATTCTTCTGGAAAGATTGAAGAAACTGCCGATTATGAATTAGGAGCTGTGTTAAGAGACAATCCTCATTGTACTCTTGAACAAGTTAGAGTTGCCCAAAAATGGTATAATCAATGGAAAGATTCACATCCTTATTGTGCAGGGGATGATGATTCGCCGATGTATATTTGGAAACAAAAATGTAAAATGCGACCTTATTATTATGATTATTCTCCTACTATCAAAATAAATATTCGTTATTTTCCTACCTAAAAAACTTTACCCCTTTAATATTAAATGATTCATGAACACATTCCAAGAGATTTGTTTGAAAAAACCACTTCTTCTTTAGAAAAAAAATTCGATAAACGTTTTGAAAGATTAAATGACAAAATCGATGCAAAATTATCTGATATGAAAATTCAGATAAAAACTCCCAATTGTCCTTTCAAGGAGATTGATAAGATATCTTTATGGAAGCGATTTAATACATATATCAATTCAATGATGCTTAAAATCAAGAATTTCACTACAGGTATATTTAGGAAAAAGTAA